GGAATTACTTTAGTAGAAGGAACACCATTATCAGTATTACGCAATTCAACAGAAATTGGACGAGTACCGACAACTTTGAAATATAAGTCTAGAGAAGTAACGAAACAACCACCTTCAGACGATACAGTAAAAGTCTGAGCTAATGGGTCATAACGGTATTGGTAAATAATTCTAGAACTTGTAGTTGTACGACGTACTGGTGGAAGTGACTTTGTATCTTCATATGTATCAGCTTGAGTAAACACAGCGGAACGAGTAGAAACAATAGTACGCTCTTTACTCAATGAGATACCTTGAGCATAATATGTTGTAGAACCGATAGAATCCCAGAATGCATTACTGTTAGATTCGTTATCAGTTAATTTAAATACACGCTCACCAGTACGGAATGATAATTCATCAGTTTCTGGAATATTAAATACACCAACAGCAATACCATTTACATCAGTAACAACATCATCGCCTAACTTCTTCATAGTTGAAGCAATAGACGCAGAAGAGTTTCCATTAATTGTAATAATATCAGCAACGTTAACAGCAGTAGTTCCGCCAATATTAACAGTACCTTGTAGCATATCGCCAACGGAGAAGCCGTTCTTAATATTAACAACTTTGATTTCTTGTTGGATTGGACCAATAGTATCTGAAGAAATAATCTCACCGCCAGTTACAACAACACCAGAAGCACGTAGACGGTATAACATACCAGTTTTACTTTGAGTGTAAGAACCAGTGCTATATGCACTAAACGCAGAGATAGATGAACCGTCAATATTACCTAATGTAACTTGTTGACCAGAAACTGCTAGAACTTTAAACTTCTTAAGGTTAAGTTCTCTTGACATAGCAGCAGTATTAGAAATACCAATACTTGCTGGGATGATCTGGTTATCTTGTAAATCTTCTAGGTTCTTAGTATTATATGCATTATGATTATCCATGTTATAGAACACAACATGATGACCAACCGCAATATTAGAAGTATCAGCAACAACAACTGTAAACTGATAACCAGTACCTGTTAAGTTAGCAACTGATTGAACTGAAACTGCAGTATGTAAAGTATTTGTTACAACGTCACCAACAGAGAACGCTGGTTCAATTTTACCTTTATATGCACGTTTTGGATCATCAGCCAAAATACCATCAATCAGGTTATTAAATTCAAAATCAATTAATGTATTACTTGTACGTTCTACAACAAAACTATCAGCTGGTTGTACATAAGCTCTGACGTCAATGTTGTCAAAGAACGGCCAGAATTGTGTTTTAGCTTTTAAATTTTGTGCATAGAATGTAACTGGGCGAGAACGCATATAAGGGATATAAGACATATCCACAACGCGATCGCCATAATCTTGAGTATTAACAGTTGATGATAAAGAAGTGTTAATACCAGTTCTGTAATTATAACCGCTGTAATTAGTAATAGTTGTTTCGTAACCAGTTACTAAAATATTACCATCACGAACACGTGTTTCGCTAATAGTTGGTGCAGGTTGAGTAATAGATGTCCAGTTAGTTTGCCATTCATTCCATTTTGTACCAGTTACACCAGCCTCTTTGGCCAAGAATTGAATAGCATCATAATTGTTATCATCAACACGGATTAGATCTGGGCGACGGTCAACTGATTTCCAATTATCACCCTCGGGAATTAAAGTAATTTGACCTTTCAGAGCACCCATGGCCATCGCTTGAATGTCCATAGATCTAGATGCGTTATTGTTGAAAATAAAATCAGTTTCAGTATAAGGTAAAGTGATTAAGTCACCAGTTTTCTTATATGATTTAAACGAACGGTCAGAACCAGAAGAAAGATCTTCAACGATATCAATAGCTGTTGTAAAGTGCATTGGACGTAGAGATCTAGTTTCTGAATCAACAGAAACTCTATAATCAACGTTCTTAACATCGCCAATACCGTGACCTGTAAATTGGTCAACAATAAAACCATTCTTAAACTTATCTAAACCAGTTGTAACATCGCGGATCTGCATAGTTGCAGTATCTTTTTCTAGTAAGTTTAGAGTTACATAATACTCTAAGTTTGCAATACGACGATCTAATTTACCGATATCGCGCATTGTATAGCGACGGTTATCTCTCTGAGAAATAACAATATCACCAACATTTTTAGTGTATGGTGGAATAATCAACGAAGCTAGAACCATACCCTCTTTAGGGTCTTCTGGCTCTTGTGGGATTGCAGCTGGAACCCCTTTAATTACATTGAAACGACCAATAGAATCTAGAACGATTTTATCGCGACGACCAAGGTAATATGCTAAAGGTGATTGAGCATCTGATCCAATTTTTGGAATTTCTGGAGAGAATGTATTTTCACCATCAAGAATTGGACGGAAATCTAAAACATCGGACAGGCAAGTTTCTTTTTTCTTACCAGTTGATGGATCAACGATTGTGAAAGAAGGAATATCACCATATGGTATGCTTGCATAAGAATCAACTGAGAAGTAGTTACCAAATGCAGCAGTAACTTCAAACCAGTCATATTCGACACTAATAGCACCAGACGGTGGTTGATATCCTGGCTTTAGTAACAGTTTCGCGTTCGTATAATGTGTAGCACGCTGACCATTATCTAGAGTAAATCTTTCTGTAATATCAACTGCATTGTTGGAATTATATGCAGTATAATCGCTTGGTGTCATACGGACACTCTTTAAACGTAGAGCATCAGCTTTTCTAAGTTCAATAGTTTGACCAGTAACTAATTTCTTACCAACAATAGTTTCGGACCAAGTATCTCTTAATACTTTAACTTTTTCTTGAGCCGCACTATTTTGTTGTTGAACAGAAGCGATTAAATAAAAACTACCGTTGTTAACACCAGCAAAGTCAACACGTTTTCTCAAAGCGTCATTATCAAATGTTGTATTTGCAGCAGTAACGTTCACTGGTAAATGAGTAGCATTGTCAATTAACAAGAAGTTTGATAAATCAGAGTCCGAAAGGAATGTCTCGTTTGTGGTTGTAATTTCAAACGAAACTTTGTTAATCGCAGTTGAAGCGTTCGCGAATTTTCTACGAACAACAACTGATGATGATTTAACAGTATCGCCACCAAGTTGGTCTTGGCCACGTAGTGTTTTTACAGTAGTATAACCAATCGGAAATAGTAGCGATTCATAAGAAGGGTCTTGAAGTGGTGCAGTAAATTGACTGACCACGCCACCAGTAACAGAAGCAGCTGCGTTTGCAGTTAAAACTAATGTTAAGTTGTTAGTAATACTAGAAACTGTACCAACATATGTTCCGCTTAAATAAATAACATCTCCAGCTTTTAGAGAAGTTTGGAATGTAGTACCAACACCAGTAACAGTTGTAGAACCAGTATTAGAAGTAGCAGAACCAACTAAAGGAATTAGTGTTGGAGATACATCGCATGTAAACGGATATGTACTTGTTGCAGTTTGTGAAGTGATACTCTTAACGTCACCCTCGAAAGAGTAACTATTATACATTTTAATATCAAACAAACCAAGTTTATAATCAGTACTAGTACCTGCTGTATAATCAGCAGAATATAATTGAATTGTTTTAACTCTAGCTGTACCAATAATGTTACTAGCGACTGGAGCATTACCAGCAGTTGATAGGGTCTTAACCAGATAAACTTTCTCAAAAGTTGAAATGTCTGGAGCGTTGAATACGTTTCTAACTTTAACCCAATTACCAACAGTCAATCCAATTGGACTGTCATCTAAACGAGCAATGTGATTACCCTCATCACCATCAATTTCTCTTGCCTTATCTAATGCCACAAATTGAGACGCAGTTGATTCAATTTCATAACCTTGAATATATGCTTTGCCTGGGTCTACAACTGCGACAAATTTATCTTCATTACCATATGTAACGCCATCTAGTGGGGCACCAACTAATGGATCATATACACCAAAGTTTGTACCGTCATTATTATGTTCTCGAACGGAAATTTTAAACTTGTTAACTTCATAGTTACCAGATTCATCGTATGTACGACGAGCAAGAGTTTTCTCTAATTCAGCATATGACGCTTTGTCAATTTTGTGTTGGATTCTACCATCAACAACACGCAATAATTCAACAAAACGAATATCGTCTGTAGCAACTAGATCTAATTTAACTAAAGAAAGTTTGATTTGATAACGGTGTGCACCTGGCGCTGCGAAGTTATAAGAGCCAGTAGCGTTATCTAGAATAGAATCATCGTCTTCAGGGGCAACTGTCGTTTCTGTAATTTTAAAACCAACGCGACATGATGGAGTATCAGTAAAACGACCAACATAAAGTTTTAAATCATCGTTGCGAACAAATAAACCATCAACATAATAAATACCAGCCTTAACGTCAACGCTATATGCATAACCTAAAACGTCAGAAGACGCATTATTTGAATATGTTGTTCCTGTTTCACCTGCATCGCCAAGAATACGAACAACTGCAGTAATATCACCCAACTGATCTTCAGTTAGAATAAAGTTAGTTGTAATCTGGTTATCTTCTTCATATGCAACAATGTTTTCTCCTGGTACTAATCTATTAGTAGTACCGTCCGTCGCTGTGCCTTCAACCTTACAATATAAAGTTGGAACATCGAATTTCTCGGAAATAACATCAGCTTGTGCAGTCGTGTCTAAAACACGCATCTTAACGCCAGATGTTTCACCAGTAACAATCTTATTTTTGAAGGTTTCAATATAAGTTGTAACATCAATAGTACCAGTAAACTGTTCAAGTTTAATAAAATGTACTTGGTTATCTGCGTTTACTGAACCTGGGATTACCTGTGAACCGTTCTTAAAAACGTGATCACCAAATCGAGTAACTTGGTTTTGTAAAATTGTTTGGATTTGAGTTAGTTCTCGAGCCTGAACCGCATAACTTGGACGGAACAAGATTCTATAGAAATCTTTTGCTGAGTCGTAATCGTCAAAATACGGTTCGGTATTAAAATCAATTGCCATTATTCGTTCTCTTTTTAGAAGTTATAACTGTTATTATTTATTCTTAGAAATTGATAATAGTTCTAAGAGTAATCGTTTCATCTGCAGAAGGTGTAAACCCTTGTTTATTATCAATATACATTAACTGCCCTGAATATTTATCTACTGTAGGATAACCCACAGTTGTAGCAGTAAAGTTATATGTAACATACGTGCTGTTAATGAATACGTCACTATTGCCTGGGATGTCATTATCTAAAGATTGTACCAAAGCTGTTGAAGTGTTAACAGAAACAATTCTATAACGCTTTTTGGATTTTGTTGAACCAACATATGTTAAAGTACAGAAACCATTTTTCTCTGAACCACTCATATGTGTCGGTGGAGTTGAACCAGTTAAACCAGAAACAACCACGGTGTAAATTCTATCTTCATAATACATAAAATCACCAAGATAAACATAGTTGGTTGGTTCCCAAATCATATCTGGGTTATTAGTACGTTCAATATAAACCTCATCATCTCGTTTGAACTTAGTCGTGTCGATTGGTGATTGAATAATATAACAAGCTGAACCGACAGTTCCTTGGAATACTTCTAGACCATTAAATACACGTGGGTTTTTGATAATACCAACTTGACGATAGTCGTTTGATACATCAACACCTTGGTTTAAGTCGGTTGAAATGTTAGAATATAACATTAATGAACGAGCAAATAATTCTTCTGGCGCATTTTTACCATGGCCACCGAATGGCGAAACAATAGCACGTAAAGATGCGCCATTACCGTTACCAGTAATTTTAACATCAGCCCAAGAATAGCCAGAACCTCTATTAGTGATGTTGATTTTCTTAATAGCTTTAGTATCTGGATCAATTACTGCTTCAGCCTCAGCACCAGTACCATCACCAGTAATAGAGATATTAGCAACACCATAAGAATAACCGCCAGAGATAACAGCAATTGCATCAATTGTTCCTTCTGGGGTTAAAATCTCATTATTTGCTTGTTGCGAAGAGATTGCACCAAGGGATAAATCAGCTTGAAGGGAAGCACCAGTACCATCACCAGTAATAG